GCCTTCCATGGCCTCGGCCTTCACCATCTTGCGCTTCATGTTCACGGCTTCCTTGAACTCGGCGTGGATCGTGTCGACGCCCTCTTGGAGGTTGCCGAGCTGGCCTTCGTCGAGGGACGTGCCTTCGATGCCAGCGCCCTTGAACTTGCCGGACTTGATGACGACCATCTTGATGCCGGCCATCTTGGCGGCTTCGGAGTAATCAGGAATGGCCATGTAGACTCCGATGGAGCCGACGGTGCTGGAGGGGCTGGCGACGACGCGGTCGGCAGCGGAGCCAATCCAATAGGCGGCGGACGCCATCTCGGAGTCGGTGTAGGCGAGGGTAGGCTTGCCGAAGGAGCGGACCTTGTTGGCGAGCTCTTCGACGCCGGTGACCGTGCCGCCAGGGGACGAGATTTGCAGGGCGACCTTCTCGACTTCAGGGCTGGCGGCAAACGCGTCCAGCGCCTCGGAGATTTCGTTCACGTCCACGGCGCCCATCATCTTTTCGAGAGGAGACAGGCCCTTGCCGATCACGCCGACGACCGGGATGATGCCGATGCCGTCGACGACGTAGGGCTTAGGGGCCACGCCGAAGAGCTGCGCGAGCATATCGGTGAAGCCGAACTTTTCAGCGAGGACAGCGTGGTCTTTCGCCTTGGTCGGGTCGATGAGGAGGGGCTCGCGGCCCGACAGTCCGTTAGTGAGGAAACGCATAAAGTTAGGAGTTGGGTTGGGCTTCGGATTCGGGCTCTTCCTGGTCAGCGGGTTCGTCCTCCATCTCGGGAGACTCGGGGCCTTCCTCCACGTCGCCGCTGATCGTGCCGACCGGGGTGTTGGACGGACGGAACAGCAGTTCAAACGGAATGCCGTATTGCTCGGCCAAGTCCTTGATGTGGACCATGTCGGACGCTCGCTTGGCCATCTCGGTGCGGAAGTCTAGGCCGCGCTGGGCGTAGAGTTCGGACATGGACAGCAGGCCCATCTCGACGTCGGCTCGGTCGTTCGCGGCTTCGCGGCCAGCGTCGACGGTGACGGACTTCGGGGTCGTCCAGGAGACGCGGTTCCAATCCGGGTCGTCAGGCAGTTCGCCGGCGGCGATGCCTTGGCCGATGATGTAACCCCACGTCGGGACGCAGAAGTTCTCGATCATGATGGTCTGATACTTCGAGAAGACGCGGCCAGCCTTGGCGGTGATGAGGCGGACGGTGGCGCCGCCGAGCTTGGAGGAATCGCCGACGAACTCGTAAGGCAGGACGCCTTGAGAAATATCCCGCTCGAGGGCCGCAAGAAACCCAGAAAAAGTAGCGTTGGGGCGGGCTGACTGGAAACTCGTCATGGATTCGCCGGGTTCTAGAACAATCAGTTTTCCTCCCATCGTGTTGGCGAGGTTGGAGTAGGAAGAGCCGCTTGTGTTGCCTAGTTCTCCAGCCATGTCAGAGTCAAGAACGCCACCTGCCTTGGTGATTACACGATTTACGTCACCGTTGTCCTTACACGCCTGTTTCTCCAGCGCTAGGAGTTCCATTTCATCCTGGATCGTGTTGACCGAATGTTGAAGCAGGGGCACCCCACGGGCTCCGGACGCATATTCCTGGTCGACCACCATCATCATCGACTGGGCGAGGATCTGGCGGGACGAGCCGTCGGAGCGGTAGATGTTCACGGCGATGTACTCGCCATAGGGACCGAACTGGATGCCGTCGTGCATACCCTCAGGCACCTTGCCTTCGAGAGGGTCGCCGACGCGGTGGGCTTCCATCAGCTGGAGTTTGGCTTCCCCGGCGCCGTTACGCACCTTGGCGGCGAACGAGTCACCGTCGCGGATCATGCCGCGGAGAAGGATGGACTGAGCCTGATAGAACGAGAAGCGGTTCGTGATGTCGATGCGCTTGGCCTTCTCGGCGAAGTAAGCCTCGTAGCGTTCCTGCATCTCAGGGGTCGACGCGTGGCTCTGGGGCTTGATACCGTCGCCCACGGTATAGAGGCAGATGTCCGCAAGGATTTGCTTGAACAGGCCGGAGTTACGTTCCGCCCAGCGGCACTTGCGCACCATCGTCAGGCGGTCGTAAGGGGTCAGGTCACGACGGAGGTCACGGGGCTCCGCACCATAGGCCGCACGGCGGGCACGCGTCACGCCGATGCTCTGCCAGTCGCCGTAGGAAGCCTGCGGCTGCGGGGCGGTCGGGGCAGGCGTCACCGGCTTGGGACGCAGGCTGACGGTCTTAATCTTCTTGCGGATGGCCATGGAAATTAGTCCTGACGGTTCTGCCAGTCGGTCGAGATGATCGTGCGACGAGCGCCGTAGGTCGAAGGGTCGAGGCGGCTTAGGGCGAACATGGCCTCGGCGAGCATCTCCTTCGGGGGCATGGCGAACTGCTTGGACGCGGACGAGCCGGAGTCGGAGTAGGACATCAGGGTCTTACCTTCGGTGATCATGGCGACCGCCTTGGCTTTGATGTCTAGGAGTTCGCACTCCGTAAGTCCGATAAAGAGTCCAGAGGCCATTTAAACTTGCCGAGAATGGAAGTTAAAAGGGGGGTGCGCCGCCCAGCCCACGCCATGAGTCTCTTCCTCCCACGACACTAAACGACGCACCCTTGCATATAGCGTGCCAAGGGTCATGACGGTTGCAAGTCGGTTTCGGCAGTTTCCCGCCCAGCGATGCCCCAGCGAACGGCGGCCAGCAGGGCAAGGATTTCGCAGTCCATGGCGTGGTTGTCTTTCTTGCCCTGGGGAAGTATCCACATGGGCTTGCCGGTGCGCTTGTCCTTTACGCGGACTTCGGCGCTCAGCTGCTCGACGTACTCGGGGGTCGCGTCAAGGGCGTAGGTCCAGACGCGGCGAGCCCGCAGGCCGTGCAGGAGGTCTTTGCCGGCAGTGGCCGAGTGGACGATCAGGATGGCCCGCTGCGGGATGCCAGGGACGACGATGGACTGCTTCTCGGAGTAGAAGCGGCGGGTCGTGTTGCCGGACTTGTCGGTGACCGCGAAGTCGTCGGAGCCTGAGCCCTTGGCCGTCTTCCAATTCCGCTTGGCCGTCTCGCGATAGACCTCGGTCGTGTTGTCGCCAGAGTCGACGAGCACCATGGCGTGATGGACGCCGTGCTGTTTGGCGAAGGCCTCGACGTTGCCCCATGAGTCGATGCGGGCGAAGGCCATCAGGCGGCTGTGCCCGGTCTTGGCCCAGCGGCGGACAGTCACCCAGAAGTGGCCACGCTGGACGTCGACACCCATCGTGCGGAAAGGGATGCTCCCCGGCACGGCGTCCTTCTGCTCGACGACGCGGGCCTTCGGGGTGATCGCGGCCTCGGCGTCCCAAGGGTCGGCCATCTTGTAGTTGGCGGCCTCCGCCAGCGCCACCATCTCGCCGCCCTCTTCGCTCCAGGGCAACGCCAGCCGCTTCTGCTTGAAGATGCGCCGCGGTTCCTCGTCGCCGTATTGGTCGACCGACTCCTTGGCCTTGAGCATCAGCACGCCGAGCTCGCCCCAGCTCATCGTCGCAAGGCTGTTCCAATGCAGGCCGATGTGCCCGGAGTTTGCGGCGGCCGATGTGGCCACGAAGGTTCCGCGAGCGTTAGCCTCGAGACGGCTGGCGTTCGTGTCGGGCAGGAGCGTGCGGCAGGCCGCGCACTCGTAGGTCGTGCCGATGCTGACCTTGTGCAAGTCCCATGTGCCGGTGGCCTTGGCGTCCTCGGGGAACCTGATCTGCTCCCAGACCCAAGGCTGAAGGTGGTCGCACTTCGGGCAGCGCATATTCCAGTCACGCTGGTCGGTGGATTCATGGAGAATATGGAACTCTTGCCCGGCACGCCCGCCCTGAGAACAGAACACCCTTTTGCCCATCCAGCCGAACGCCGTCACGCGCGCGCTCAGTTCGGCCAAGTGTCCGGGCGGCGCCATCCAGCACTCGTCGGCGATCGTGTAACGCAGGGACAGGCGCTGAAGGTTCGCCTCGTTCCAGATGCCGCGGCAGTAGAGCGTCATGCGGTCGAAGTCCGCGGTGGTGGACCTGTCGAGGTCGTCGCCCGAGAGACGCGCCTTCACCGGCGGGCAGTTGTTCCAGACCGGGCGGAGATAACGCAGGGCAAAGTCCTTGGCCTCGGGGTCCGTGGCTTGAAGCACCATCGTCGGCCCAGGAGCGTTCGCGATGATGTGGCACGTCAGCAAGCGGGCGAACAGGGACTTGCCTGATTGGATGCTGGCAAGGACGGTCAGGAGTTTGGTCTCGGGATCGGCGGCGATGCGTAGGGCTTCGGCCACCCACGGCGTCCGCTCGGAGCGGAACGGACCGGGCATCGGTGAGTCGGGGATGGCGTGCACGTTGGATTCCAGCCACTCGACGACGTCGCCCGAGTCCGACGGACGCAGCACGTCACGGCCTACGCGGAGCAAGTCGGCCTTATTCATAAAGCCCTGCCTCCTTGAGCAAACGATACAGCTCGTCGGACAACTCCGACCACTTCCTCGGCTTGCGCTTGAACGGACGCGACGGCTTCGGCATCGGCTTACGCCTGGGCTTGGGCTTACGCTTCGTCATGGGTCGATAGGTCTGCCTTCACGCGGCGCACCCAAGCCTCCAGAACTTTCACCGCCTTCGCCGGGTTCTCGGGGTTACATCCTTCTGCGACATCG